CACGAAAGAGAAACTTCGATCTAATGTATCGAGGTGTGAAGGTTTCTAAGAAACTAGTTTCTGCATAACATCTGACTTACAGATACAGATACGAAGAGGGGGCTTGCGAGCCCTCTTTTTTTGTGTTAATATAAGTTAGTGATAAATACCATATGGACAAAGAGAGACTAAAGTTAATCGTCAGGAATCTTAAACTCTTAGTTGATTCATTAGAGTCTGAGGTTCATTCTGATGTTGATGCTTACATAAATCCTGAAGCACCAGCATTCTCTACACCACCTCTTGAATATGATGAAGTTTTCGAGGATGATGATGGATAGTAAAACCAGACAATATGCATTGTCTTTATTGCTAAAGACTTTCGGAAATACTCATACAAACAAAGCAATCTATGAGTGTGCAGATGAATGGTGTAGTAAACAATCGACGACTAGCGGAATAGTTTTATATTTCAAAGCGTATTACGGTAAGTATGAAAGACAAGAAGGCAGCCAAACTGATACTAAAGAGGGCAAAGAAACATCCTGAATTATATTCTAAGGAAGAAGTAAAATTCGCTAAAATCTTTAAGAAAAAACTCAAACTTGAAAAGAAACAACATGAACGTGAAGTTAGTGAGCGTAACTCCAGAAGCGGAAAAGATGATGGGGTACGTAGCGAGAGTGAGCAATCCAAAGAACCAAGACAATCCAAACGTCAGTGGTTTATTGAGTTATTGCATAAAGCACGGGCATTGGTCCGTCTTTGAGCAAGCATACATGACTCTGGAGATTAGTACCACCAGAGGATTAGCAGCACAGATATTAAGACATCGTTCATTCACATATCAAGAGTTCTCTCAGAGGTATGCTGATAGTAGTATGCTTGCTAAAGAGGTTCCTCTTCCAGAATTACGTAGGCAGGATACAAAGAACAGACAGAATAGTATTGATGATGTAGATCAGTTTGTTAAACAAGACTTTGAATTGAAAATACAAAGACACTTTGTAGATGGTATGAGACTCTACAAGGAGATGCTTGATGCTGGTATAGCAAAGGAGTGTGCTAGGTTTGTACTTCCTCTTGCTACTCCTACTAAACTATACATGACTGGTTCTTGTCGTTCTTGGATACACTATATCAATCTACGTTCTGGACATGGTACACAGAAAGAACATATGGATATTGCTAATGAATGTAAGAGAATATTTTCCGAACAGTTCCCAGTAGTGGCGGAAGCCCTTGCTTGGGTCTAAATAACTTCACATTATTAATTATTATGGCAACTTATCCTGTAGTTAACACAAAAACTGGTGAGACTAAAGAGGTAGTCATGAGTGTTCATGACTGGGACCAGTGGAGGGAGGACAATCCTAATTGGACTAGAGATTATTCTGATCCATCTACTGTACCTGGAGTTGGTGAAGTTGGTGAGTGGCGGAACAAACTTGTTGCTCGCAATCCTGGGTGGAATGAAGTTCTTGATAGAGCATCTAAAGCACCTGGTTCCAAAGTTAAAAAGATTACTTAACCTCTATGCCAAGAAAGAAAAAAGGTGACGATCCTATTGGAGTTGGACTGACGGCTAAACAAATGAGACGGAAGAAACCAATCAATGCGGATTTACTTGTTGAGATTGATCCTCTTACACCAAATCAAGAGAAATTTTTTGAAGAGTATGATGCAGGTAAACATTTGTTTGCCTATGGATGTGCTGGTACAGGTAAAACATTCATTGCTTTATACAAAGCACTTAAAGAAGTTCTTGATTTAGATACACCATACGAAAAGATTTACATCGTTCGTTCTCTTGTATCGACACGTGAGATTGGTTTCCTACCAGGAGATCATGAGGATAAGTCCTATCTCTTTCAGGTTCCATACAAGAAAATGGTAAAGTATATGTTTCAGATGCCATCTGATGCAGACTTTGAAATGTTGTATGGTAATCTTAAAACTCAGGAAACTATGACGTTCTGGAGTACCTCATTCATACGTGGTACTACTCTAGACAATGCTATTGTTATTGTTGATGAATGTCAGAACTTGAACTTTCACGAGTTAGATAGTATAATTACTAGAGTAGGAGATAATTCTAGGATTATTTTCTGTGGTGACGGAGTTCAAACTGATCTTCGTAACAACCATGAACGTGCAGGACTTGGTGACTTTATGAAAGTTATTTCTATGATGGAATCATTTTCCTCTGTTGAATTTGATATCAATGATATTGTTCGTTCGGGATTGGTTAAAGAATACATCTTAGCAAAGCATTCTCTTGGTATGTTATGACATTTGAGCATTGTAATTTTCTCGGTGACATTGAACTTGAAAAGAAAGAAACACCTGGTTGTAGACTGTACCAAGTCCCTAATGGTGAGTGGGTTCCTTCTATAACTTCAGTAACATCTTTCTACAATCGACACATCTTTGCTGAATGGCGTAAGCGTGTGGGTGAGGAAGAAGCAAATCGCATCACTAAAAAAGCAACCACACGTGGTACAGATTTCCATGAGGCAGCTCAAGGATATCTAGAGAATAAAGAACTGGAATGGAATAACTTCCTTCCTGCTACACAATTTATGTTCCATCATGCTAAACCTTACCTTGATAAGATTCAAAATGTTCA